ACGGTTTGAATTTGCGTACACGGAAAAACCGTTGAAATCATCTCCGTTTGAATATGCTACGTACTGCGTCCCGGCTGCGGCATCTGATTTAAGTGCCCCCGCCCACACAGTCATCTTGTTCGTGCTGGTGAAGTCGATATTCCCAGTCTGCAGTGCATCGTCTACGCCGTCGAAGCGCAGGTACGCTGGGAATTTCGCAGGGTCTGCGTCGTAGTCCGTGTCGGTGTTTACCCATTGATATGCGCTTGGAGTGCTCATATTGCCCCCATTGCGTTAAAATGACGAAGCCCGGCCAGTGTTGACGCACTGCCGGGCCTCTGACCAATCAGCTTCAGGAGAGCATCATGGCTAATACCGATCTTACCGCAGAGCTTCTTCGCGCCCTGCTCCACTACGAACCAGAAACTGGAATATTTACGTGGCTGCTGCCCAAGTCTTCCAAAATTAAGCCTGGAGACAGGGCAGGGGGGAAAGACATCCAAAGCGGCTACCGCAGTATTTGGGTGGCCGGTAAGGGGCGCGCAGAGCACCGGCTCGCTTGGCTTTATGTGTACGGTGAGTGGCCCAAGGGTGATATCGACCATATCAACGGCATCTCCGACGACAACAGGATTGCGAACCTGCGAGACGCAAGCACGTCGCAGAACTGCCAAAACCAGCGTAAGGCGCGAATTAGTAACTCCAGCGGGCTGCTGGGCGTGAAAAAGTTTCGACCGGGGCAATGGCAGTCGTCCATTGGGGTCAATGGAAAGTACATTCACCTTGGCACCTTCAACTCGCCAGAGTCGGCGCACCTTGCCTACATTGAGGCGAAGCGTAAATATCATTCGTTCGGCACGCTTTGATTTCATAGTGACAACTCCAACTGCGCCTTCAATACGCTGCCGCTGACAGTCAGATTTAGGGTGCCCGCCGAGCAAGTGATCTGCGTGTACACGCGGTCATTGGCGCCCGTGCCTGCCAGCGTCGCAGTGACGGTGCCAGTCAGAGAAATGCTTCCTGTGCCCCAAAAAGACAGGACGTATTTCGCAGCCAGCGTAGTGACGCTTTGCGTGGATAACGTTTCGGTACTTTCCAGCAAATTCACCCGCCGCGACAAAACAGGCCGCTTCGTCGTCGTGGCTTGCGTGGCGTGATTACCCTGCCCGGACTTATCGAGAATGCGCCCTACAGGCTGCTCCACCGCAGTGACTGGCGTAGTGCCTGCTGCGTCCTGGAACAGCGTGCTCATGTCGGACACGTCATACCAGCCGCCCTGTTCGCCGGCGCCGAACAGCATCTGGCCGATACTCGCGCCCCTCGGGCGGTCGAACAGGCTGCTGACAATCTGGTGCAGCGGGTCTTGGAGTACCGGGTACAACATCACGTCTCCAGGAAAACGCCGAATTGGCCGCCCGTATAAGCCCGCCGGCGCACGCGGAAAGTGCCGGGGCCGCTGATCACGCAGGATTTCTGGTCATATTTCAGGATGCCGATGACGTTATCGACTCCGGGCGTGGCCTGAAGAATATCGAACCGGGCATCGATCGGCAGGATCGCGGCCGGATCGGCAGAAAAAATACCGACTATCACGGACGCGCCGGGTGCGACGGCAATATCGGTGCTGGTGGCGTCACTGGTGCCGGCGGTCAGGGTGGTGGTTTGTGCCATTTCAAGTGCTCCTGTAATCAGAGATGAGAAGAGGTGGGGCCATGTTCAGGTGATGGCGCCGTAGCGGGTGAGCGCGATGATGGCGGCCACGATGATGGCGGCGAGGATGGGGTACTCTGGCTTCATGTGATGCTCCCGTACCGCGTGCCGGTGTTGATCCAGGTGATGTAGCTGTTGCCGACAACGGCTGCACCGCCACCACCGCCGGCATACGTCCCGGAACTGGCGGAACCTCCGCTTGCGCCCCATCCGCCGCCGCCACCGCCGCCGTCGCCACTTCCGTTGGTGCCTGGGGCAGTGGTTCCTCCAGCCGCGCCGCCACCGCCGGCACCACCAGATGTGAATGTTCCTGGGCTGCCGTTTCCACTAAAACCATAACCACCAGATGAATTTGTACGACCGGATCGTCCACCGCCCCCGCCCTCGCCCCGCATGGGGTTGCTGCCAGCGCCACCCCCGCCGCCGCCGCCAATCGTGCCGCTGGTGTTGTCAATCGTGGTCGGTAGGCTGGCAATGATTCGCAGCGCCGGACCGCCTGGAGACCCGGGATTGCCGGCACTGTAGCTGCCGCCTGCACCACCCATGCCGACGATGTAACCCAAGCTCGTCAGCGCCAGGCTCGACCCGTCCGGGTAAGCCGTCGTTCCCGCGTCGAAGGCGTAGGTCGAGGTACTGGTTGAACCAACAACGATGCCGCTGTTGACAGTAGTGGTGGCGACCAAGGGCACCACCTGATCCCATCCCGCCGCCACCGCTCTGGCGCGCAGGTTGTAGTTGGTCACGTCAGAGGTGATCACGTCGACAAAGACAAACCCACCCTTGACCAAGCCGATAGGTCGTGCTGCAAAACTCATAGCGGCACCTGCAACCAGTTGCCTTCCCAGCGCGAGCCACGCGCCGAGTAGGTGAGGATCAGCCAGCTCACGCGGTTGGCCGTCGTGTTGATGCTGCCATCCACCTTGGCGCCGGATGGCGCGGCCACGGTGCGGCCCCCGGTCGCGTCCTGCTGAAACCTGATCTGCACCGTCTGCCCTGCCACCGCGTTGGACAGGGTGATCGAGGTCACGTTGCCCGTCAGCGCGGCTGGCTCGAACACGTTGCTGGTCGCGCAGTCGAAGGTCGGCGTGGCGCTGTGTGTAGGCTGCGCGCTGGGGGTGTAGGCGCCAGCATGTACGCTGCGGTCGCTGAAGGTCTTGCCCCCGGCCACTGTCTGCGCCCCGGTCAACTTGACAACATCGCTGTCGGCGGCTTTTCCTGCCAAATCCGCAAACGCCTGCTTGATGTTGTTGCGCAGCACTTGGAGGCGCGAGGCAACTGGCTCTGCAGTAGTAGCAGGCAACGTGGCGGTGCCTGCGGCGTCGGTGAGAGCAGCGCTGTCTGCGGCCTTGCCGTCCAGCGCGGTTTGCAGCCCAGTGACCGTGCTGATGGCTTGGCTGCCGGTGTGGGTTGCGCGGTCACGCAATTGAGCGTCAGTAGCGTTTGCAGTAGCTCCGCTGGCGACCCCGTTTAGCTTGGTCTTGTCAGCGTCCGACATGAAGCCCGATGCGCTGGTCGTTGCGTCCGCATGGGTGTGCGATGCAGCGGCTTTGCCGTCAAGCGCGGTCTGCTGCGCGGTGCTGATGGGCTTGCTGGCGTCTGACGTGTTGTTGACGTTGCCCAGGCCCACAGCCGCGCTGTTGAGCGTTTGCCACGTTTTGTCGCCGCGCCAGTACTGGCCGGTGTTGCCCGCGATGATGGTCGGCTCGCCACCGCCTGCGGCCTGCTGCGCGGCGGCTTGTGCGTCGAGCTTGGCCTGCTCGGCGGCGCTGGCGCTGGCGCTGGCTTCGCCGGCCTTGGTGGTGGCCGTCGTAGCGCTGTTGGACGCTTCGCTGGCTTTGGTCGTGGCGGTCGTGGCGGCGTTGCTCGCAGTCGTTGCAGACGCGCTGGCCTCGCCTGCTTTGGTGGTGGCCGTTGTCGCTGCGGCGCTGGCTGTGGTGGCGCTGTTGGACGCCTCGCCCGCCTTGGTGGTAGCCGTGGTTGCAGCACCGCTGGCGGTGGTCGCCGAAGCCGCCGCCTCGCCCGCCTTGGTGGTAGCCGTGGTTGCACTGCCCGCCGCCGCCGTCTTGCTGGCGTCGGCAGCAGTCGCGGCGTTGCTCGCGGTGGTGGCGCTCGCGGCGGCGGCGGTCTTACTGGCGTCGGCTTCGCCGGCCTTGGTGCTAGCCGTAGACGCCGATGCAGCGGCGGCGGTCTTGCTGGCGTCGGCGGCGGTCTTGCTGGCGTCGGCAGCGTTGGCGCTGTTGGCCGCCGCAGTGGCGCTGCCTGCGGCTTGACTGACCTTGGTGGTGATCTCCGCGCTGCTGGCGTTGATCTCGCCGCCCAGTGCGGCCAGGGACGTCCAGGCGGCGAACGCCTTGGCGTCGAATACCTCGGGCGAGTCGCTCGGCAGCGGCGGATCAATGATGGTGGTGATGGGCATGGTCAGTCCTCAAACAAATTCCTCGACGTCGACCGACAGTTCGGTGACGTCGTAGTACGCGACGGTGTAGCTCCAGCTAGTGAATACGCCCCACAAGGACAGGGCGCTGAATCGGCTGGAACCGATCCACAGGCAAGGCGTGCCCGTCAGGCTGGTCAGCAGCATGTCGGTGGCGTCGAGCTTTTTGTTGTCAACGGAGATCTGCAGGCTCATCGTCTTGGCGTTGCCGCGACGAATCAGCTCCATTTCGCCGTAGTCGTTGCGCTGCTTGCGGCTGAAATCCTGCACGCCGATGCGGGCGCCGTAGCGCACGCCCTCGCCCAACTCGTAGGCGCGGCCAAAGGCCATGGTGCCGATCCAGCCCGCAACGGCGGTGATGTCAAAGTCCACACGCAGCGTGGCGCGCGGGCGCGCGGGCAGGTCTTGCACCACCAGCCGCGAGCGGGGCGCGCGTTGTTCGAACGTCCACGCGAACCAGCTGGGCGTGCTGGGCGTGGGTCGCATCAGGTGCTCGGTGTCGTAGTGAGTGGTGCCGTCCTCGATCAGGCGCACACGGATGCTCGACAGCCCATCGCAGTCGATGAACATGACCGCGCTGACTGCAGTGTTGGGCTTGATCTCGTAGTAGGACGGCCCGCTCAGTTGCAGCCGCGTGGTGCTGGACAGGTCGAATGGTTTCCAGCGATTGGTGGGCGACACCTTGGCCCACCAACCTTCGCTGGCCAGGGGGTCTTTGCCAACATTACTGTCCTGCACCGACTCGTAGATGCGGTGGTTGAGGATGACGCGCGCGCCATTGGCGTAGGTGGTGGCGGCGCTGTAAACAGGGTGGTCCGTCTCGGGCACGCTGGTGGCCACCAGCATGGCGTCGGTCATGCTGATGGACTTGATGACTTTGAGTCCGGTGGTCATGCAATGGCCTCGTTGGTGCGCGCTTCTGGCAGGCCGTCCTGGTCCCACTTGGCCCCGCGTCGATCCATGCGCTGCAGTGGCTCGGCGATGCTGCCGTGGCGGTCGCGGTCGTCACTGCGCTGCAGCCGCAACTCCGTAAGCACATCGGACAGCAGGCGGCGCACTTCGGCATCCCCCGCCGGCCCAGCCAAGCGCAGCGGCGGCACGCTGATGGCCACCGCGCCGCCCGAGGCGTAGCCCGGCGCGCCCAAGCGCATGGCGTCAACCACGCCGGGGCCGCCCCAGCGCGCCACGTCATTCTGGCTCCACACCACCTCGCCCCGGTGGACAAGGCCTGCAGGCTCCCATTTGCCGCCGTAGCCGGTAAAGCCGCCGTCTGCAAAGACAGAGCCGTCGGCGGGGATGCGGTTGAGCGAGGTGACGGTGACGGGCCGACGTGGCGCGTCCAGCAGTGCGATCCAGTATTGGACGGAGGCGGTGCTGAGGCCATGCAGCTTGTACAGCCAGGTGTTGGTCTCGTCGATGCCCTTGAAAATGCTGTACAGCGGGGAATCGGCGCTGAACTGCGCGGTGACGGGGTTGTCGTAATTGCGGTTGAAGGTGCCAATCTGCGCGTTGGTCTTGTTGATGGCGGCGACGGTGGCGCTGGTGCTGCTGTTGATGGCGTTGACGTTGGACAGCGAGTACCCCACATCAGCCATCTGAATCTGACTCAACCACGAGTTGGTCGAGTTCTGTGCGCTGGTGACGTTGCCCAGGTTGGTGTTGGTGGTGCACTGCTCGGTGGCCAGCGTTTGCAGGCGGCTGTTGGCCAGCTCCTGCTTGCTGATCATGCCGTCGCCGTTGGCATCCACGCGCGCCATCAGCGCTGAAATCTGCGTGTTGGTGGCCAGGCCAGACGCGGCCAGCTCACCGGCAGTCAGCAGCCCATCGACGTTGGCGTCGAGCGAGGCAAAGTTGGTGCTCAGCACCGTCTCCAACGAGGTGTTGGCGTTGACGATGGCGTCCACGATCAACTGCTCTGCGCTGACCTGTTTGGGCAGCGATGCCAGTTGGCCCAGCACGCGGGCGATGCGCAGGTTGGCCTCGGCGCCGGTGGTCGATTCGCGGCGGATGCTGTCGATCAGCGTGTCGGCGTAGCCGGTGATGCCGTTCATGGCATCGCGGTCGCCGCCGCGCGCCAGCGTCATTTGCGCGGTGAATTTGGCCGCCGCCATCTGGTAGCTCTGCTGCGCGTCGGCCTGGGCGTGAGATACCTTGAAGATGAATTCTTCGATGTTCTTGGTGAAGCCGCCCAGGAAATCCTGCGCGTCTTTCAGCGCCGACTTGTATTTCTCGGCGGCAGCGGTTTCGTCTTCAATCGCCCAGATGCGCTGTTGCAGCGCGCGGTTGGACGGGTCGAGCGCCTCCAATTCGATCTGGCGCAGCAGGACGGTGTTGCCTTCCAACTGCAGCAGTTGCTTGGTCAGGCCCATGCGCTCGTTCATGATGCCCTGCTGGCGGCGGGCTGCTTCGTCGGCGGCGCGCTGGGCTTCTTGGGCAGCTTGCTGCGCCAGGCGCTGCGCTTCTTGCGCTTGCTGTTGAGCCATGCGCTCGTACTCGGCGGCGCGGGCGCGCTGAGCGGCATAGCTGTCGTACACAGGCGCCGGGCGCTCGATGCTAACGCTGATGCTGCGCACGGTGTCGGCCACTTGCGCCATCGCGGCCTGGAAGCCGGGGTCGTTAAGCACCGCATTCATGGCGGCGGCGGCGGCCTGCGCCTGCTGCACTACTGTATCGATAGCAGCCTGCGAAACGGCCGCGCTCATGTTGGCGCCGGTGGCGGCGGCCATGAGCATCGGTTTGACGACGCCGTCGATCATCAGCGTGGTGATCTGCTGCGCAAATCCGCCGGCGATGGCGTTGTACACGCCGCCGATGACGACGTCGGCCATCTGCTCGCCCAGCTGCGCTCCGGTGAGGTTGCCGAGCAGGCCGTCGCGGATAACGTCGGCGAGCGGGCCGCCGATGCTCTGGCCAAGCGACATCATCGTCTCTTCCAGCGCGCTGATAGCCCCGTCGGCACCGATGATCGCTGCGCCGAGTTCATCGATGTGAGGTCTGATCTCCTGCAGCGGCACCGACAGCTGCATCAGGCTCGCAAACAGCGCGCGGCTTTCGTCGGTCGCGAGGCCGGTAGCTTGCACCTCCTCGATCCACTGACGCAGCTGATCGCGGCTGTCGGGCAGTTCGTAGCCCAGGGCCTGAAACTGCGCGGTGAGCTGGCGCGTGAGCGTCTCGATGCGCTCGGCTTCGCTGTAGTAGCCCTGCCAGTAGCTGCCGATTTGCGCCGTGAAGGCGTCCTTGCCGCCCATCTTGTCGACCAGCGCGCTGGCCATGTCGCCACCGGCCAGCGAGGCCTCATACAGCGACAGGCCCAGCATGTCGAATGCAGCGTTCGTGGCCTGTAGTGATGTTGCCAGGCGGGTCAGCGTGTCGATTGCCCTCTCGCCTTCGCGGGCATATTCGCTGGCCGTGTACGTCGTTTCTTCGATGGTGCGCTTGACCGTCGAAAAGGTTTCGTTGTCCCAGAAGCCGGTGCTGATCGTTTCCTCTATCTCGCGCGTGGTGGTTGTCCAGCTGCCGAGGATGCGCTCGGCCATCTCGTTAGAACCCTTGGAGATGGCTTCGTTGACCATCTGCCAAACCTTGTCCATGTAGCCGGCGGCCTCGGGATCGCCAAGGTCTTTCAGCTTCAGGTTGATGCGGTACGTGAAGCCCTCGATGTTTTCGGTGGACAGGCCCAGCACCTTCGCGTAGTCGGTGATTGCCGCTTCCTGGGCTTTCCAGGCGGCGCGCAGGGCGTTGAGTGTGGGGCTGTCGAGGGGGGTGTTTTCGGTCTTGCTTGACCGCAGCATGCCGCCCTTGTAGTAGTCGTGCCAGTTGCCCTCAAAGCCGGTCGCGCCGCCGAAGGTGCCCTCCAAGTTGTGCTGAGCGTGTTTGAGGGCAACTGGCACGACTACTA